CCTGCTGTTATCGCCACAGCACCGGCAATCTGAAGAATGTTAGACATCATCACCTTATCCAAAGAATTGTGGCACTGGTTCTAGTTTAGCGCCTGTCAGTGCCCTATCTACTGCCAGCACCATAGCCACAGCAGCATCAATCTTTCTAGGGCTGTTCCTAGAGTCTTTCACAATGCGTGGCCCAAGGTTGTCAATCTTCGTCACCGCGTTTCCCAAGTGCCTAGCCAGGATGGGGTTGCCGTCATGAATGAGCCGGTGTTCTGTCACAGCATCAAAGACCTTGCTACAGGCAGGGACCATCCTACGGGCTGAAGTGCTGGGCCATTCCACAATGGGCACACCCTTCTCCTCCAAGACCTGCATGGATCTCTGCCACCGGAAAGGGTCACAGGCAACCTCACGCACCTTAGGGTGAGACTGGCAAAAGTCCAACACTGTCTGCTCCACCTCAGCAATGTCCACCCTCCAATCATCATCATGAATGTTCAGGTCCTTCTCCCACGCCTTCACCAGAAACACTTTCACCGGCTCATCCTCCTGCGGAATGACAGCACCCACAATCACAGAAGCATCACCACTGAAAGAACCATCAAACCCCAGCACAATCTCATCATCAGGGGAGACCTCAAACTCTTGCTCACACGCCTCCCACGCCCCAGAAGGCAGCCATGAGATTTGCGAGCTCACCCATTGATTGCAGCGCTTTGTACGAAACTCAGCCTCAGGTGTACGCCTCACCGCGCTCTCGAAGTCAGACTGTGTGTTGATGTCATTGAACCCAGGGTTAGCGAGCGCCCAAGTTTCAGGGCTCTTATGGTCTGAGTCCTCAGGGGCTTCCCACGCGGCCATGAAAAAAGTTGGGTCATCAATCTCACCGCGAGCAACCTTCTGCCCATACTGGTAGAGGCTGTAGCAGATTGAGTCCCTTCCACTCGAGTCCATACGCACCCCAGCGGTACTGATCGCGATGAGCGTGCTGAGCTTTCCGCGAGCACCCATGGCCAGTGAAAAGGTGTCGTAAAGGTCACGGTTCTTCTGAGCGTGCAACTCATCAAACACCGTCATGGTAGGAGACAGGCCCTCTTTGGAGTACGCCTCAGCAGACATCACACGATAGACAGAGTTCAGGCTAGGCAGCTCAATCGCGTCACGGTAGAGTTTTGTGACAGCTGACAGTTCAGGACTAGCCTCAATCATTCTGCGAGCATCAGCAAACACAATCCGCGCCTGCTCTTTCTCAGCAGCAACACTGTAAACCTCAGCACCAGACGGCCCCACAATAAGCCCATACAAACCAATGACAGAACCTAGTGCGCTTTTTCCGTTTTTCCTTGGAACCAAAACAAGCTGGGACTGGTGTCTATAGCCTGTGCCCTCAACCGCAAACATGTGCTCGAGCAAAGACCGTTGCCAGCCACGCAACACCAAAGGTGCACCAGACTTCCCAGCCACACTGTCTTTAGTGATAATCCCAAACGCTTCAGCAAACTCGACAATAGGCTCATACTTCCTACCGCGCTCAATCGCCTTCTCAGGGACAGGAGTAAGCCAGCGTGGAGGCCAACTACTCTGTGCCATCAAGGTCCCTGTTAGCGCGGCGCTCCATGAGCTCCTCAAGTTTGCTCTTAGCCTTCACCTCAGCCAACCCCAGACGTGAGCGATCAGAAGGTGTGAACCCAAGCAACGATAGTGAGGTCTGAATCAGCTTCTCAGTTTCCAGCAGAGACATGTTCACTTTGCGCTCAGTAGGATCCGCGAGAAACTCCTCACGCAAAATCTCACGCCGGTCCAAAAGCTCACACACCATCTGCAACAACTGAGTGTCAGTCTTTGCGCTAATCCACAAACCCCCAGCCTCATACACCTCAGACCAGAGTTGCATCCCAGCCTCACCCAAAGGGCGCAACGGTTCACGGTAGCCACCCTCCACAGACATCAGCTGACCCTCCCCAGGCATCGCCCTCTTCCCAGGGTTCCCCAGCTTGCGTTTCATCTCAATCGGCTTCGCAGGATTAGGCATACCCCCTAGGGTACCCCAAACCTTTGAAATGCGGATGCCTACAAAGTGGGGGCTACGGGGTGTTCAGTGTGGCTATATAGATGATTTACCCCACTCCCTAATAAAGCCAAGGGGCGTACAGGGGGGTGCTTGCCTGTGTTTGTGCGGATGTGTGTAGAACAAATGTTTGAAACAAATGTTCATGAGGTTTGACAGGAGGTGAGGCGTGTGTGTGTGGCTGGGCTGGGGACACCCCCCCTCCCCCCCTCCTAGGTTATTTTTTTGTTTCCTCTGCTCTGGTTACAAAATGAGTGAGTGAGTGCCAGGGGTGAATCAGGATCTGAAGCAATAACATGATCGGCCTGCCCTGTCCCTGCAGGTACTATCTCCCCACACAGGTAACAGATACCCCCCCTGGTTTTTAAAAGAGCTGCTTGTTTTCTATATTTGCTGTTATATAGGGTGGCTTTTTTCATGGCGCGTGCTGGGTCTGCATCGCGTACTCTGTCACGCTGCCGTTCTTTCTTCAGGTGGCATTGTTTGCAAGTTGCATCAGGTGACAGTTGCCCACACACTATGCAGGGTTTCTGGAACCTCACCAGTCATTCTCTCTACGCCTCTGCAGAGTCCAGGCCCCTTGGCTAAAGTCACCCTCACGCTGTTTGCGCTCATAGTAGGCACGATTGTTAGGGAAGGTCCTATTGTTGCTGAACCGGTAGGCAGAGTCTGAGAGGATGGTGCTCGAGTTGTCGTGACCTGTCTTGATGTTCAGGAGGGTGATGGGGATTCCATGGTGTTCCACGCGGCGCTGGTAATCGTTGTCCTCACAGAAGGCAGGGTAGATCCCTTCATCGAACAGGCCCACAGTCTCCACCACGGTTTGTCCTACAGCGAAGGTGTGCCAGTAAGGGAAGTCAGCAACTAGTGTGAGGTCATCAGGGGAAGCCCATGCGAGCTTCTCGAGTTGTCCAGGCTCAAACCACATGTCATTGCTTGCGAAAGTCCACCGGTTGTCCATGGGGAAGAGTTTGATGCCCAGATTCCATGACCCTGCCACACCAAGATTGGATGGCATGGGGAGATAGGTTGTCATTTCTACGCACTCAGGGACATGCACCTGCAGGTCCTCCTCCACCTTGGATGCACCGTTGTCAATGATGAGCAGGTGAGCGATGGGGTAGTCAAGGCTTTGGAGGAACCGGTCCAGGAGGTCGTAGCGGTTCAGGACAGGGACAATCAGGTTAGGGATCATGAGACACCCTTGAAGGTGTGGCCCTCCAGGTTGAGATTGATGAAGGGGTTTAGTGAGTGGATGTTCACACCGTAACGCTCTCTCAGCCATTGTTTCAACAAAACGGTGTGACGATTCCACACACTAAAACTGAAAGTCTGAGTGGGTAATGGATAGTTGTCCACGTTGCTCACATCGTCAATGAAACCGGCGTCAGCCCCTACTAGGATGATGTGGCTTGCGCCTAGGTGTGCTGCTAAATGGATTGCACCGTGAAGGCTGGAGGAACCGTAGGTTATCTGACCTGTTCCTGTTTTGTGAGTTGTTAGCGGATTCCATGAGGATCCAGGGGGCCGGTCATAAGGTGTGGGTGCGAGCACTAAGTCTGGTGTGTCTGAGCCTCCCCACGGTTTGTAAGTGAGTGTGTCGTGCTCGATAGTGACCACGGTCATGGTGTCGTTGAGTAGGTCTGCCGCTGCAGAATGGTAATGGGTGAAGGCGTAGTCTGCCCTGACCCCTAGAGCTCTAGCACTGAAGTTAGTGGTGACAGTAGTTTTGTCATCAAAGAGTGAGCCGTCAATATAGTTCAGGGAAGGCCCTGAGCCTAACACCCAAACAGTTTCACCCTTATGCAGGTTCTCAAGGTCACTGAGGTTCACGATCTCCCCTGTCGAAGTACACCCACGCTTGAATCACATTCAGGAAGTCCCTGATGCTCAAATCCTTCATACGCTCAAAGTCAGCCTCACTAAACGCCATCTCAGCTGCATCAAACAGGAGGAGCAGGTCTGACCCATCCTGATCGAGTTGTGCCTGCTTCAAATCCATCAGCAACTGGACAGGGAGGGTGAAAAAGTTCTTCGCAATCGCCCTGAACTCTCCTGAGACAACCTCAACCGGTGGCAGGTCCTGTGAATACATAGAAGCCATGATGCGATCAAACTCCTGCTCATCGGTCATAACAGCTCAACCTTACCCCTGAAGGGCACACCCTTCTCGAGCTCGAAACAGGTCACTGCTGGTGTGGAGTCACCGCCGGCCCCCTGATTTCTGGTGTACCAGTCTGAACCGTTATCCATGGTGGAGGCTTGGACCCACCATCT